TTTAACAATAGATGAAAGAACTGAACCCTGGCCAGGTGCTTGTGGTGTTTTTCATCCTCTCCTTTCTGAAGCAGTTATTAAATTTCAATCTCAAGCAATATCAGAAATATTTCCTGCCGATGGTCCTGTTAGAACTAAAATAGTAGGGGTTATTGACGAAGAAAAAGAAAGACAAGCAGATAGAATTGAAGAATATATGAATTATCTTTTAACAGAAAAGATGGTTGAGTATAGAACTGAAACAGAAAAATTATTATTCTCGTTACCTTTGGCAGGATCAGCTTTTAGAAAAGTTTACTTTGATCCTAGTATGAATAGACCATGCTCTATTTTTGTGCCTGCTGAAGATTTTGTAGTTAGTTATGGTGCAAGTGATTTATTAACTTGTGAACGTGCTACTCATGTAATGAAGAAAACAGAAAACGAAATAAAAAAATTAATGCACTCAGGTTTCTTTAGAGACATTGACCTACCTGCACCTTCTCCTGATATCACAGAGATAACTGATAAATACAATAAATTAACAGGAGAGAGCGACACTAGTTACGATAACGATAATCGTTATACACTTTTAGAAATGCAAGTTAATCTTGATTTAGTAGGTTTTGAGGACATGGAAAACGGAGAGGAAACAGGTATTGCTCTTCCGTACATTGTAACGATGGATAAATCTAGTAGAAGAATTCTTTCAATTAAAAGAAACTATGAAGAAGACGATCCAACTAAAATGAGAAGACAACACTTTGTTCATTATCAATATCTACCAGGTATTGGTTTTTATGGATTTGGATTAATTCATATGATTGGTGGTTTAAGTAGATCAGCTACTTCTTTACTTCGACAGTTAATAGATGCAGGCACATTGTCTAATTTACCAGGTGGATTAAAGACAAGAGGTCTAAGAATAAAAGGTGATGATACACCTATTATGCCAGGTGAATTTAGAGATGTGGATGTACCAGGTGGTTCTATAGGAGAGAACATACAGTTTCTTCCCTACAAAGAACCGAGTGCAACACTCTATTCTCTTTTAACAACAATAGTTGATGAAGGCAGAAGGTTTGCAAGTTTAGGTGATTTAAAAATTGCAGACATGAGTAACGAAGCACCTGTTGGAACTACTCTTGCTCTTATGGAAAGACAGATGAAAGTAATGAGTGCAATTCAAGCAAGACTTCATTCATCTATGCACAAAGAATTTAACATACTTAGTAATATTATTGCTAAGTTTACTTCTCCTAGTTACCCTTATTCAGAAAAACCTGATGAGTTTGTTAAGGCAAAAGACTTTGATGGTCGTGTTGATGTTATCCCTGTCAGTAATCCAAATGCTGCAACAATGTCTCAAAGAATTATGCAGTATCAAGCCGCACTTCAGTTAGCACAACAGTCACCTGAGATGTATGATATGCCTGAATTACATAGACAGATGTTAGAAGTCTTAGGAATTGATAATGTAGATAAAGTTATTCCTAACAAAGATGATATTAAACCTACTGATCCTGTTGGAGAAAACATGGACTTAGTAAATATTAAACCTGTAAAAGCCTTTGAGTATCAAGACCATGAAGCTCATATTGCTGTACATATGGCAGGGATGCAAGACCCTGAGATACAAGCTATTATTGGTAGCAGTCCATCATCGAACACTATTATGATGGCTACAGAATCACATATTAGAGAGCATTTAGCTTTTCAATATAGAAAAGAAATTGAAACTGAAATGGGTACGCCACTACCACCTCTTGGTGAACCTTTACCATCTGATATTGAAAAAAGATTATCAGAACTTGTTTCTAAAGCTGCTGAGAAAATGTCTCTTCGTAAACAACAAGAAGCTCAACAAGCTGAAGCAATGGCTCAAGCAGAAGACCCAATTGTACAACAAAGAACTAGAGAGCTTGATATCAAAGAAGCTGATATCATGCGTAAAGCAAAAGCCGATGAAAACAAAGCTCAACTTAATAGTGAAAAATTAAAAGCAGACATTATGAAAGAAATGATGAAACTTAAATCTAAAGAAAAATTAACAGGAACAGAACTAGGTGTTCGTATCGGTGAAGCACTTCTTGAAGCATCTATTAAAGATGGTGATGCTGATGAAAAAGGATTTGCTGAAGGAATTAAATTAGCAATAGAAATTCAAAAAACTATTGAAGCATCTGAATCTGAAGTATAATGGCAAGGAAAGAATCTAAACCAATAAGGAAAACTACAAAAGGAAAAGGAGCTAATTACAGACCTACGAAGTCTGGTGCAGGAATGACTAAGAAAGGAGTAAAGGCTTATCGTAAAGCTAATCCTGGTTCTAAGTTAAAGACTGCTGTTACTGGTAAGGTAAAAAAAGGAAGTAAATCTGCAAAAAGAAGAAAGTCTTATTGTGCTAGATCAGCAGGACAATTAAAAAATAGCTCAGCTAAAACTAGAAATGATCCTAACTCTAGGATCAGACAAGCAAGAAGAAGATGGAAATGTTAATATTAATCAATCAAAAGGAAATAATACTATGAAAAAAGCTAAAGGAAAAACTCGTATGATGGGTGGCGGTAAAGCTAAGAAATCATATGCAAGAGGCGGTGTAACTAGAATGAAAGCTGGTAAAGCAGTCAAAGGTAAAAAAAGAGGCGGAAAAAGATAAATAAACATAGGGAGGTTTTATGTCTTATCTAATATCTAATATCCCATACTTTAAGGTATGGGTAAGAAAAGAATTTACGGCTGGTCACGAAAAGTACCATGGAGAATTTATTCATGGTTTAGCTGTAGCTGTAAATTGCATTCCTGACAGATCATTATCATTTCAAGTTATATTTACAGGTTGTGAAGATGACGACAATGAATCAAATGTTCATGGTGGTGCTATGTGGGCTCGCATGCCTATACAAGGAATGATGGCAGATATCCCTGTAGAAGACTGGCCAGAAAGAATGGAAAATCATTTATCTCAACCTTGGGATTGTATGTCTCATCATCACTCAGTTATATCAATAGATAGAGCATCATCATCACCTTGGTATGCAAAAATAGATGGTGAATTCTACATGGCTAAGTATATCTTTACTGTTGATTACACCGAGCATGATATTGCAGACAGTCCTGATCAACATAAACAAAGTCATTTATTGTATCTAACTGAAGGTCAATGGAAAGGAAACTTAGTTGCTCTTCCAAACAATAGAGTAAGAGTAACAAATCCTGCACTATGGTTAACAGGAAGTGGTGCACCTGACTTTATGCCTAGTCAAGAAATACACAGTAGTGAAGAACATGAAAGTTATACTGATCCTAATATAACCTTTAACAATTTATATAAATAAGGTAATGTTAAAAAATGGTAAAAAAGAAAACTAAATCTCGTGTCAATGAAGCAGGTAATTACACTAAACCTAGTATGAGAAAAAGATTGTTTAGTAAAATTAAAGCAGGAACTAAAGGTGGTAAAGCAGGTCAATGGTCTGCTAGAAAAGCACAACTACTAGCCTCTCAATATAAAAAGTCAGGTGGCGGATATAAGTAATGACACTGAAGAAATCTCAAAAGTCTTTAAAAAAATGGACTAAGCAAAAGTGGAAAACTAAAAGTGGTAAACCTTCTGCTAAAACAGGAGAAAGGTATTTACCTGAGAGTGCTATTAAATCTTTATCTTCAAAAGAATACGCATCAACTACTAGAAAAAAAAGAGCAGATACAAAAAAAGGTAAACAATTTTCTAAGCAACCAAAAAAAATTGCAAAGAAAGTTAAAAGCCATAGGTAAGTATTCCGTAGAGAATATTTAAATAGTTCTTGTAATATTGATTTTATAGGTTTAATAATTATATTATAATAAACGAAGGTTTAAAATGAAATTTATATTATTAACAGTTGCAAGTCTATTTTTGGTTACAGGATGTTCTAGTTCAAATATTTCCTTAACTGCTAATATTCCTGAGTCTCAAGAAATTGATATTCGCATAACAACTGAAAATAAAAATTCTGACTAGTTAATATCTGAGGGAGACAGATGGCAGAAACACAATTTAGTCTTTTGAAAAAAAAGATTCAATCAGAAAGAAATCAAATAGAAGAACGCATTGTCGAAGGAAGTGCTAAAGATTATTCTGAGTATCTACATTTAACAGGTATTATAAAAGGTTTATCTGTAGCGGATAGAGAAATTTCCGATATGGAAGCTAGGTTTATGGAGGAATAAATGAAAGTAACCGACAATAGAATTTCAAGCAAAAAAGAAGAAGTCGATATAAACGAAGGTTTTATAAGCAATGAAATGCATGAAACTATAAAAAACAAGGCAGAAATTGCCGCAGATAATTTAATTAAGAAATCAGAAGAAGCTACAGCTTCTCAGTTACCTGAACCGAAAGGTTACAGAATTCTCATCGCATTACCTGATGTCTCAATGAAGACACAAGGTGGCATATATAAACCTGACGACATGTTACATAATGAAGAAATTGCTACTGTTGTTGGTTTTGTTATGAAAATGGGTGCAGAATGCTACGATGACAAAAAGAAATTTTCGTCAGGTGCGTGGTGTCAAGAGGGAGATTGGGTTGTTTTCCGTGCTTTTACAGGAACAAGATTAAAAATACATGGAAAAGAATTCAGAATTATTAACGATGACAACGTAGAAGCCGTTGTTCAAGACCCAAGAGGAATAGAAAGAGTATGACAGATACACAAACAAACGAAGCAGAAAATTTCGATAATATACCTGAAACAGATACTTCATCAGAAGATAGGTTTTTTGGTCTCAAGTCTTCAGTAGGTATTGATAAAGAATCTAATATCGAAATAGAAGTAGTAGACGATAGACCTCTAGAAGATAGAAAACCTCCAAAAAGAAATAACGAGGACAGTGAAATAAATGATCTATCTGAAAATGCAAATAAAAGAATAAAGAAACTAAAGTACGATTACCATGAAGAAAGAAGGCAAAAAGAACAAGCAGAACGGCTCAGAGATGAAGCTGTTAGTTATGCTAAAAATGCTGTTACTGAGAACGAAAGACTTAGTAGACTTCTTGGATCAGGACAACAAGAACTTGTTAAACAAGCAAAACAAAAAGCAGAATTTGCGAAACAAGCCGCTACGCAAAACTACAAGAAAGCCTATGAAGATGGTGACGCTGATGCTATTGCTAAAGCTCAACAAATTCTTACAGAGGCAACTTTTGCAGGACAACAGGCAGATCAACTACCTCAACAATTAGCTAATCAAGTTTTACAACAGGAACAAGCTGAATTAAAAAATAATCCTGTTCAGCAACAACCTGCTCAACAGCAACCTGTTGCACCTCAACCTGATAAAAAAGCAGTTGCTTGGCAAGAAAACAATCAATGGTTTGGTGCAGATGAAGAGATGACTAACTTCGCATATGGAGTTCACTCAAAACTTGTTAAAGAAAATGTTGATCCCACATCAAAAGAGTATTATGATCGTGTTGATCAAAGAATGAGGGAAGTTTTTCCTCAAGAATTTGAAACCGAAGATTCATATCAGGAAGTAGCAGAGCCTGTAGAGTCTCGCAAGTCGCCTAATAGACCACCTAACGTGGTTGCTCCTGCGACTAGAAATAATGGAGCAAGACCTAATAAGGTTAAACTAACTGCTACCCAAGTCTCCCTCGCTAGGAGAATTGGTATTACACCTGAACAATATGCGGCTGAACTTATAAAGGAAAAAAGATAATGACAAAACAAGACATTAACGATAAAAACCAAAAACAAGATCAAATCGAAGCAGAAGTGCTTGAAGCCACAGAAGTTGCAGGTGATAGCCGCACTCCACGAGAAACTAGTGGAAGTAATCAAAGAGCAGACACGCAGCGAACTCAAGCGTGGCAACCACCATCAGTTCTTCCTGATCCCAAACCTCAAGATGGTTGGGTATTCAGATGGATTAGAACTGCTACAGTAGGACAATCAGACAACCCTAATGTCTCATATAGATTTAGGGAAGGATGGGAAGCCTGTAAATCAGAAGACCATCCTGAATTAAAAATCATGAGTGATCAAGATTCAAAATGGGCATCTGATGGATGTATCGAAATAGGTGGTCTATTATTATGTAAAGCACCTGCTGAACTCGTGAAATCGAGACAGGAATACTATGACAAGTTAGCCGTTCAGCAAGTTGAGTCTATAGATAATAATTATCTTAGAGAAAGTGATCCTAGAATGCCAATGCTAGAACCGCAAAGGAATTCAAGGACTACATTCGGTAAACATTAATTTTAATTACGGAGTAATAAAATGGCTACAAAAGCAACCCCAATGGGTGCAGAGCCAGTAGGTACTACTTCAGCAAGTGGCTCATTTAGTGGAAAAACAAGATATATTCCAATTAAATCAGCAGAAGGCACAAGCATCTTTTATGGTGATTTTGTCAAACTTGTTTTAGCAGGAGGCGTAGTAACAGTAGCTAAAGATACTGGAACTGCAACCCTCACACCTGTTGGAATCTTTTTAGGATGTACATATACTGATCCTAACACAAA